GAACAGGTCGGCGACCTGTTCGTCCCGGGGATCAATGCGCCTACGGGCCAGGTCGAGCGGCTGCTGCGTGACCCCGACGAAATGAAAGCCTTCCTGCGGGAAGAGGGATTCCACGGCTACGACATGCTGGAAGCCCGGCGCGGCGGCGAGGATCCCAATGCCCTGATCGCGCGCCAAACGCGCGAAGCGCTGGAGCAGACCGGCGGCGATTTCAGGAAAGCGCACGCGCTCATTCCTGCGGAACAGAAGGCGGCCCGGGGCGTTGCGCATCGCGCGGCGCGGGACGACCTGCGCGGGCTGAACGACGCCATCCGTGGGCTGCGTGAAGCCACCAAGCGCATGGAAATGGAACCGTCGGTGCTGCGCGCGGCCGATCGCGCACGCGCCACTAACCGGCCGATGGTCGGCGCGTTCGACGCGCGGGACTGAGCGATGCCGTCCCCCACGCTGCACGCGAACCCGGGCAATTCCTTTTCGCTGCTCTACAACCCGTACCAGCAGGCGTTCCTGGCGGCGCGACGGCAGCGCCTGGCGGACGGGTCTCGCGCGTTCAATCGCTTCGCGCTGATCGCCGGCCGTCGTGGTGGAAAGACGCTGATCGGAGCGCTCGCCGCCGTCGAGGAAGCGAGCGTTCCGAACAGTCTCGGCTGGTGCGTCGCGCCCACCTACGGCGACCTGCACGACTACGTGATCCCCGCCGTGATGCAGGTACTGCCCGAATCCTGGCGCAAGCCGGGCGCGGCGGGCTGGTCCGCGTTTCACCAGACGCTCACGCTCGTCAACGGCGCGCAGATCGCGTTCCGCTCGGCCGACGACCCGGAGCGGATGCGCGGGCCTGGCCTGAACTGGCTGTGGCTGGACGAAGCGCGCAAGGTCTCGCGCCTGGTCTGGGACACGGTGAAACCCGCGCTGATCGACAAGCGCGGCGCCGCGTTCATTACCACGACGCCGAACGGGTACGACTGGGTGTACCACACGTTCTGGAAGATGGCGGACAACCCGAAGTACCGCCGTCCCGGGTACTGGGCGGTTCGCTACCGCACGATCGACAACCCGTTCATTACCGAAGAGGAACTCGAAGAGGCGCGAGCGACCACGGAGGATCTGTGGTTCAAGCAGGAGTATGAGGCGGAATTCGTCTCGTTCGAGGGCGCCATCTACGGGCATCGCACGATGCCGTGCGTCCTCAACAGCGACGAGGAAGTGCGGCAGCGGTTCCTGCCCACCTGGCCGACGATCCCCGCTGACCTGCCGGTCCTGATCGGGCTCGACCCGGGCGCCGACCACCCGTTCGCCGCCGTCAAGATCGTGGCGACGCCGAAGGGGCTGCTGGTCGTGCAGGAGTACGCGCGGCGCATGTCGTCGTACTCCGATCACGCCGAGTACCTGCAGCGCTGGGCACACGGCCACCAGGACGTGCGCTGGGCGATCGACCGCACGGCGAACCAGGCGCAGATCGAGCTGGCGCATCTCGGGCTCACGACGTCGAGCGCGGAAAACTCCGTGGTGCTCGGGATTCAGCGCGTGCAGGCGTGGCTGAAAACGGAGCGCATCGGGTTCGTCGCGGCGCGCGTCCCGATGCTGCTCGAAGAGCTGCAGACCTACCGCTGGAAAGACACCTCGAACCTCGAAGGCGAGAAGGGCCGCGAGCAGCCGTTCAAGGTCGATGACGACCTGTGCGACGCGCTGCGCTACGCCGTGATGCTCTGGCCGGAGCTGCCCGCCGATCCGCCGCCACGACGCGGGCGCGATCCCGAAGCGATGCCGCCTGAGATGCGCTGGGCGTGGGAACGCGAACAGCGGCTCGTGTCGCCCGATGACGACGGCACAACCGAATGGTCGCATCTCGAACCGGCCTTCGATGAGAACTGGTCCCCGACCGGAGATATGTGGGCGCAGTGATGTTCTACCGAGACCAGACCAAGGCGATCGAAGCGCTCACCGAGCTGCTCGCGGCCGAGCGCGAGCGCTGCGCGCGAGCGGAAGGCGCGCTCGACCTGGCGCAGCGCCAGCTCGAAATCGCGCAGAACAATTTTGAGTGGGCGCGTCTGCGCCTGAACCAGATCGAGACCGAACGCAGCGCGATCCTGCAGGCGCTCGTCAAGGTGCCGATCGTGCCGCTCGCCATCGAGCGCGCCGAGACCACGACCAGCGGCAACGGGCTGCCGAATACGGTCGGCTTCGACTTCGAGGACATCGGGGACGACGCAGCGCGGCGGCTCGGCATTGACCACGCGTACGAGAGCTAGTCATGGACTACGGGAGCGCTGCAGTCGGCACCTCGCCGCCGCCAGATACCGGCACGCCGTCACCGGAAGGGCTCGACGCGGGCGTGGCCCGCGCGTTCGGCGCCCCCGGCCTGATGAACGCGGGACCGGACTACTCGAACGACAAGCGGCTGCTGGAGATTTTTGAAGAGGACAAGAAGGAATGCCTGGACGCGCGCTGGGTATTCGAGCGCCAGTGGTGGCGCCATCTGCTCTACACGCTCGGGCGCCAGTGGATCTACTACGACCGCAAGCGCGGCCAGTGGCTCGACAAGCGCATGGCGAAGTGGATGCCGCGTCCCGTCACGAACAAGGTCGCGGAAGGCGTCGAAGCGCTGCTCGCCATGTTCGCGGGCATCGAGCTGGCGACGCTCGCGCGCCCGGTCGGCGGCGACATCCGCAACGTCGCGGCGGCCGAAGTAGCGGACGAGATCCAGCCGTTCATTCACGAAGAGCACGAGATGAATCGCGTGATGCGCGATCACGATTTCTGGCTCATCGTGACGGGCAACGTGTTCCTGCATCCGTGCTGGGACAAGACCGGCGAGTCGGGGTTCCTCACGATCCCGTTCGCGCGCTGCCTCACGTGCCAGCAGGTCAGCTCGCCCAAGGAGCAGGGCGATGGGCCTGTGCCGACGTGTCCGACGTGCGGCGGGCTCACGTTCGACAACACGCCGACCGGGCCGGACGGTCAGCCGATCGTGGAGCAGCAGCGCATCGGGCGCGGCAAGACGGTGGTGGTCTCGCCGTGGGAGATTGCGATCCCGGCGATCTACACGACGTTCGAGGACACGCCGAAGCTGATGCGCATGTCCTGGCGGCCGAAGGACTACTACCTGCAGCAGATGCCGGAGCTGGCGAAGAAACTGAGCTGGGAGACGACCCCGCACGAGCGCTCGCTGCAGCTGCTCCGCACGCTGGCGACGCAGAGTGATTTCAGCTCGATGCCGCTGTCCTACACCTGGGGCGCGGGGCAGGAGCTGGAATCCACCGGCAAGAGCGAATACGAGATTTGGCGCAAGCCGACGAAGGAATGGCCCGAAGGGCTCTACTTCAAGGTGGTCGGGGAAGGGTCGAGCGCGCAGATCGTGCGCGAGGGCGAAGAGCCAGGCCCGCTGCCCTACCAGACGAACGACAACCAGCCGATTTTCAACTGGATTCACACCGGCTATCAGCCCGTGGGCGGGCGGCTCTGGGCGCGCGGCCCGCTGGAGCTGGTGATCCAGAAGCAGGACCAGATCAATCAGCTGGACGCGCTGATTCAGCTGATCATCCAGCGCACGGCGAACCCGATCTGGCTGGAGCCGAAGGGCGCCGAAGTGCGCTCGTTCACGGGCGAACCTGGCCTGGTCGTGCGCTACAACTCGCTCGCCGCGAACGGTGCGAAGCCGGAACGGATCCAGGGCGAGAACGTACCGCCGACGCTCTTCCAGCTGCGCCAGCAGTACCTGACCGACTTCGAGCAGCTCATGGGGACGTTCGACGTCATCAAGGGCGCGAAGCCGACTGGCGTCGAAGCGTTCAGCGCGCTGCAGCTCCTGGTCGAGCGCGGGCAGTCGCGGTTTGCGACCGTGTTCAGCGAGCGCGGCGAAGCGTACCGCAAGTGGTTCCAGATGGCGCTGGAGCTGGAGCGCTCGTACGGGCCGACCGAACGCGTGCTCGCCGTCGTCAGCCCGAACAGCGGCTGGACCTACAAGCATTTCGAGAACGCGGATCTGCAGGGCGCGGTCTCGATCATGGTCGAGGACGGCACCGACGCGCCCAAGACGAACCTGGGCCGCCGTGCCGCGATCGAGCAGGCGAACCAGCTCGCGCTGATCAACCCGCAGGATCCTGAGCAGCGCTACAACATCCTCAAGAGCCTGGGCCTCAACGACCTGGTGGAGACGCTCGACTACGACGTCAAGAGCGCCAAGCAGGAACAGGACGCGTTCGAGCAGTGGGTGGCGGCGCCCGAATTCCAGCAGATGCTGCCGCAGCTGGACATGGCCGTTCAGCAGTGGCAGCTGCAGATGCAGCAGTACCAGCAGCAGCAGCAGGTCCAGCAGCTCGCGGCAGCGGCCACGGGCATGGAGCTGCCGATGCAGCAGGCGCCGCCGCCGCAGCTGCCGCCGATGACGCCGTTCCAGGCGAAGCTGTGGCACGAACCGTCCGTCCACTTTGGCGAGCACCGCAAGTGGGCGAACGGCGATCGGGCGCGCGAAATCTTCCAGCAGTTCCCGGTCCTGGAGCAGTTTTTCACCGCGCATCTGCAGGAACACCAGATGGCGATGCAGCCGCCCGCGCCCGCCGAACCGCCGAAGAAGGGCGGGGCGATGGAGCGCTCGAACAGCGAGAGCGGCGAGCACCACGAGCGCACGGGCAGCAACGAAGGGGCCGACAAACGAGGGCCGGAATAATCGTGGCGATCGGGTTCGTGACGGTGAGCTGCGCGATGACCGGCCCGGGGGCTCGGCCCGCGCTCGTGCCGCCGCACGTCTGCCCTGACGGAGCGCCCGTGAAGTGGCTGCAGCATCCGTCGTGCGGGCGGTACTGCGGGTACTCGTGTCTGCCGGATCGGTGGCGCGATGCCGTTCAAAAGTGAAGCGCAGCGGCGCTGGATGTACGCCAAGCACCCGGCGATGGCGAAGCGCTGGGAAGCGCACACGCACGACAAGAGCCTGCCTGAGCGTGCGACCAGGGGATTAAAACGGGCGTCGGACCAGCGGACCAAAAAAAATTTATATAGCCGCGCTTAACGCGCGGCATTCGCGTGCTTAGCCTCGCGTGCAGCTCTCGCGGACCCGACCGCGTGACCAAGGGCAGGAGCTGCAACCGTGAGTGATCCGAATTACGAAGCGCCCGTCAGCGATGGCGGGAGCGACCAGGGCGTAACGCCGTCGTCGCCCAGCGGCACCGGAACCCCGCCGACCTCGCCTACCCCGCCTACCAGCGCGTCAGCTGGCGCGAGCGGCCCCCCGAACAACAACGGGGAATGGATTCCACGTACACGCCTCAACGAAGTTACGGATCGGGCGCGTCAGATCATCTCGCAGCTGCAGTACGAGCTGCAGACCGCGAGAACGCCGAAGCCGCCCGCTGAGGAACCGGACCAGGAATCGGAGCAGATCAAGGCGCAGTTTTTCAAGCTGTTCCCGCAGGCGCAGAAGCTCTTTCAGCTGCCCCCGGATCATCTCGAAGCCCTGATCGGCGCCGCCCCCGGTTTCCAGGCGCAGACCGAGCACTACTGGACGACGGTCGGACATCACTACCTCCGGCAGCTCGAACAGTCCATGCACAAGGTCTACGGCGGACAGCCTGACGTGAAAGCTCGCCGCTGGATCGAGAGCGCGTTCATCGACTGGGTACAGAACGACGACCAGGCGAAGGCCCGCTACATCAACCAGGATCCGAACCTCGTTGCGGAATTTTGGCAGTCGGTCGAGTCGCTCATGCTCGAACCCGTCCGTCGATCCGCAATCGCCAACGAGCAGCGCCGTGCGGATCGGCGTTCGCGGCTCCCCATCCCTGGCGTCGGGACGCAGGCGCTGGGTAAGGGACCGCAGAAACCACCGAAGGACGAGGACGAGCTGCACGAGCGCGCTTTTGAAGCGTTTGAAGAGGCGAACCGCTGACGCTTCAACGAGGGCGGGGTAATGGGTGCAGACACACAGACGATCGATGGAATCTTCAAGGACTACTACGAAGATTTCATTTCAGAGCAGGTCAACAACCGCAATCCGCTGAAAGAGCTGTTCAAGTTCGAGAAGAACCCGTTCGGCGGGCGTGAGGTGGTCTACACCGCGCACGTCAGCCGCAACGCGTCGCCCATGTTCGTGGGCGAGGATTCGGCCTTCGCGGAAGCCACGAACCAGGGCCACGTCCAGCTGCGCGTCGGCCAGCGCAAGCTGATGGGCCGCATCCGGCTCACGTCGGAAGCGATGCTCGACTCGATGTCCAGCAAGGGCGCGTTCAAGCAGGCGCGCAAGGACGAGACGAACGGGCTCATCAAGGATCTGGCGAAGAAGGAAGAGTACGCGCTCTGCACGGATGGGCGTGGCGTGCTCGGCCTGGTGGACGAAGCGACCCCGACCGGCAACACGACGCTGGAGATGGACGCGCCAGGCGGCATCACCAACGACAATTTCGGGAATCGGTTCGTCCAGGTCGGGATGTACGTCGGCCTGGTCAACCCGGCGACCGGCGCGCTGCGCGCGTCCTCGGTGCGCCAGGTGACGGCGGTCAACAGCGACGGGACCGACATCACGCTGTCGTCGGCGCCGACCAACGGCGCGGAAAACGACTACGTGGTGCAGGCCGCGTCGTCGGGCGTGACGGATGCGCTCGACACGTCGTACGAGCACGCGTTCTGGGGGCTCATCGCCCTGGTCGATGACGGCACCTACCGCGCCAACTACTTTGGCGTGGACCGCTCGATCTACGGCAACTTCCAGAGCTACGTGAAGGCGAGCACGGGCGCGCTGAGCGTGGACGTGCTGCAGCAGGTTGCGGATGTGCTCGACCAGAAGCTCGGCTCCAAGGTCGAGCTGATCATCTGCCACCACTCGACGCGTCGGCTCTACATCCAGCTGCTCGACTCCGATCGCCGGTACTCGGGCAACAACCTGCAGCGGCCTGACGGCGGCACGACGGCGTTCACGCAGGGCGACCTGACGATGGGCGAAGTGCCGATCAAGGTCATCCGGGATTTCCCGCTCGACATGATGATGCTGCTCAACAAGAGCGAGAGCGGCTGGATCTGCTACGAGTCGGAGCCTGGCAAGTGGGTGGACGAGGACGGGTCGATCCTCGTGCGCATCGGCACCGGCACGTCGGGCCGCGACGCGTTCGAGGGCTGGTACCGGATGCGGAAGCAGTACCACTGCCGCTATCCCGGCTACAACGCGCGTCTCGACGGCATCACGGGTCAGACCCTGATCGTGGTGCGCGCGGAATAACCCTGTCTGCCGGGGGGTCAAGCGCGGGGCCGCCAGCGCGTTATCTGGCGGCAACAAGGACTTATGGAAGCGCATCTCGTCAACACGTTCGATTTCGTGGAGATCGGCAACCGCACCAGCAAAACGCTGTCCGTCACGTACGACGGCAAGCAGTGGGTGCTGCCCCCGTTCCCGGCCACGGTCAAGGTGCCGCGCATCGTCGCTGACGTGGCGTGCCGCCAGCATCCGCGCATGGGGACGGAGGATCCGTACAACCCGCACAAGTTCGAGCTGCTCGTCTACGTCAAGGAATGGAAGCAGCCGGACACGGCGATCGAGCAGACCGACAAGCTCGAACGGATCAACCGCGATCTGCTGCCGCCTGACCGGCGCAAGACGCAGCTGCGGGAGATGCAGTACCGGCCGACGCGGGCGATGGACGTGGGCGAAGGCGGCGGCGCGGATGCGCTCTTCGACGGCCGGGGCGCGAATGGGTAACTGGCTCGGGAGACTGAATCCCTGGAACCTGCCAGCGCCGCCAGCGTGGTGGCTGCAGCGCCTGGCCGACCGGGATCCCGACCTGCGCGTCATGCCGGGTCTCGCGGAACCCTGCTATCGGGTCGCGCGACGCTCGGTCCTGATGAACCGGGTAACGCCGGTCCTCGGCAACGACAGTGAGACCGGGCGCATGTGCCGTGAGGGGCTGATCCCCGTCATCAGCCTGCGGCCCGGCACGACCTGGAACGACGACTTTTTCCTGTGGCTCGACCAGCACGACACCTGGCAGGTCGGCGGCCCGCAGAAGGCGGCCGACCGAATCGAGCAGCTCGAACGCGACGCGGCGACGCAGCTGCAGCGCGCGACCGATGACGAAGCCGACCAGCGCGGCGTGAGCGCCTATTTCGGGCAGCTCGTGCGCGAGGGCGCAGTGGCGTTCCTGTCGAGCGCCGATCAAGTGGCCGGACAGTCCGCTGTGGTGGCGGCCTCCGGCTCAGGGGACTAGCACAATGGCTCTCTCTCTTGAAAACACCACGCTGACGAAACAGCGCTGCCTCGCGGAGACCCGGAAGCCGGACATCCAGGCGCTCCTGAAAGCGTTTTTCTCGCACCTCGCGCAGCACAAGGGCAACCCGCAGCTGCAGGCGACGTTCTTTTCGGCGCTCGCCGGAACCGACGTCGTGGCGGCGGACGCGGCCTGCAAGCTCTACGCCTGGTACATCAAGAAGCCCACGGCTTCGACCACGGCGGCCTACGTCAAGGCGTCGAACCACGCGAGCGCCCTGGACGAAGCCGACGACACGATGCACGTCTACCTGCCGACGAACGAGGAAGTGCTGCTCGTGTTCCCGAACGGGATCGCCATGTCCACGGGGTTCACGATCGGCTCGAACACGACCGCGAGCGGCACAGGCGCCAGCGCGGCGGCTGACCAGCCGTCTGGGTTCGTGATCGTCGGAGCGCCGTAATGAGCATCGTCCGCTACGGCGACTACTCGGCGCGGTACAAGGACGTATCCGTTCAGCGCTCGATCGTGGCGGGCGCGGACGGATCCGCCGATCCGCTCATCGCCGGGACGGCTGGGTTCAACATCGTGGTGCGGCGGATTTACGTGCAGGTCACGACGTCCGCCGCGCAGACGTTCACGTTCCGCACGAACAACCTGACGCCGGTCGTGCTGTTCGCCGTCGCGGCGTCGGCGGCGGTCGGCGGCTACGAAGCGGAATACGTGGACGAGCTGACGGAAGGCTACGTCATCCCGGCTGGCGAGGATCTGGACCTGGCGATGGGCGGCGCGGGACCGGCCGCCATCGTCATGGTGGAGGCGCACAAGCGGCTCGCGGCGAACACGCCGATCACGATGTCCGCGTTCGCGGCGGCGACGTGACATGGCAACCACGATCAACGCGATCGTGGCGCGAGCGCGTGTCCACCTGATCGAGCCTACGGCGTCGTTCTGGTCGGACGCGGAGCTGGTGCAGCACGCCATCCTGGGGATCCAGGATCTGTGGCGGTCGATCATCGACAACTACCAGGATTATTTCCTGACGATCGATGAGACGAACGTCACGCAGGACGTGAGCGCCACGTCACTGACCGGCGTCCCGCAGGACGTGTTCCGCGTCAAGGGCATCGAGCCGCGCAGCCTCTCGTCCTCGCAGCTGCTCTACTACCCGCTGGATTTCAGTCACCCTGATTTCCAGCGGGCGCGCGGCGAGTCGTCCACCGATCCTGAGTGCCGCACGATCTACTACGACCTGATCGGCACGGCGTCGCCAGTGGGGGCGCCGACGATCCGTGTGGCGCCGGCGATCAATCGCCAGGTGCTGCTGCGGCTGATCTACATCCCCACGCTGGCGACCCTGACGGGCGCGAGCAACAACCCGATCCCGGGCGAGACGGACAACGCGGTCATGGCCTGGACGATCGCGTACGCCAGGGCGAAGGAACGCGAGGACCGTGCGCCGGATGCGGAATGGCTCGCGGTCTATTCCACGGAGAAGCAGCACATTCTGCAGGTCATCACGCCACGGCAGGATGACCAGGACGATTTTGCAGAGGCGCTGTTCGAGCCGTACTGGGGCGTCTGAATGGACATCATCACGCCGGTCATCGTGCTCGTCATCCTGGGCGTGGCGCTCTACCTGATTGAAACCTACGTGCCGATGGCGCCGGGGTTCAAGGTGGCGATCCGCGTGATCGTGATTCTCGCGCTCGTGCTCTACCTGCTGCGCGCGTTCGGGATTTCAGGGCGCATCTGATGCCCGGCAAACAGAACGTCTACAACCTGGGCGAAGAGGGCATCGACATCGTGGAATCGCCCGTCCACGTCGCGGAAGGCGTCGTCCTGAACGCGCAGAATGCGCAGCTCGCGCCGATCGAGCTGGAGGGCGGGTTCCGCAAGCGGGATGGGATGGCGAAGTTCAACAGCGTCGCTGCGGCTGGTCCCATCCTCAGCGGCTTCAACGTCAGCCTGGTGGATCCAGCTCCGTAATGGCCGAAGGCGATACCCAGTTCAATGAATTCGGCCCGCCAGAGGGCGACCTGTACATCAAGGCCGGGGGCATCCGCTACCTCAAGGTCTCGAAGGAAGGGCTGCTCAGCTCGGTCAATGGCGGTCGGCTCGACGCGAACATCCTCATGTTCCCGAATGGGCCGATCCACGGGTGGACGGACGCGCCGTTCAAGGTGACGGACTACGTGGGTGCGACGGTGGAGCCTGGCGATGTGGTGACGAACCGCTGTGCGCGCATCGGTGCCGTGCTCAACTGGATCCTGGTCGTCACGGGGATCACCACGCCTGGTAGCCCGAACAGCCCGGCGATTCGAGTGCGTGTGCCGGAAGGGCAGAAGGTGCTCAACGAATGCGGCGGGGGCTACTCCGTCGTGATCGGTACGACGCGCAGCGCGGGCACGTGGATTGCGGCAGCGAACGCGACCGAGATCCAACTGTTCGCGCCGAACACGCCGAGCTGGCCGAGCGGCACCAACCACGTCGAGATTCGCGGCCAGTTCATTCTGCCCGTGACGATGCCGACGGTCCTGTGAGTGACCCGTGCCCGGCAAGGCGAACGTCTACACGCTCGGGGAATACGGGGTCAACCGCGTCAAATCCCCGATCCACCTGATCGACGGCGAGCTGCTCACGGCGCAGAACGCGGACGTGCCGTTCGAGAAGGGGAACCGTGGGCTGCGCAAGCGGCCAGGGATGGCGAAGCACAACGAGGTGGCGGCGGCCGGGCCGATCCTCTCGATGATCAACATCCCGATCCCGGATCCCTACGTGCCGCTGATTACAGAGGGCGCCGTGATGTACGCGGTGCGCAGTTCAGCGGTGGCGCCGCTGTACCAGATCAGCACGGACGGCACCACGTGGAGCACGAGCGGCTCGATGCCGTCGATCCAGCCGTCCGGTCCTGTCGGCGGGGCGCTCACGTTCGGCCAGGAGGTGCGTCAGCACGGCGGCATCCTCGTGCTGACGGACGGTCTGTATTTCCTCGACGCGGTAGACGGCCACCTGGTGCGGTGGAACGGGACCACGCTCGACACGATGACGAGCAACACGCTGGAGACGATTGCCGACATGGGACCGTGCTCAGCGATGGAGCTGCACGAAGGCGAAGTATTCGCGCTCGGCCCGAAGGACGCGCCGAATACCGCCGACATGACGATCTGCCGGTTCACGGGCGCGGCCTGGGAACACGTGGTGGACGTCGCGTCGTGGACGCCTCAAGCGGCGTGCAGCGTCGGCGGTCGGCTCTACATACCGAACGGCACGCAGTCGATGGGCTACTGGTCGGAAGCGAGCGGCTGGGTCGATGAGGGCAACTTCACGGGCGACGTGACGGCGATCCCGGCGACCGACATCGTGGCGCTGCCGTGGGGCGGATTCCTGGTGGCGCTCGGGCTCGCGGGTGGTGCGGTCACTGGCGTGCTCTGGGAACGGCGCGGCGGCTCGTGGGTGGACGTTTCGCCGCCCGTGCCGAACGACGGCAACTGGGGACCGATGGCGATTCTCGACAACGTGCTGTACGTCGGCCGCCATGCCTCGACCGGGCCATCGGCGCCCGTCTGCCAGGTCTGGAGCTACGACGGGACCACGCTCGCGCTCGATGAGGATCTGACGGCGCTGCTCACGGGGCCGATTCGCATTCGCTCGATGGTCACGTGGAACGGTGCGCTGTACGTGCAGGTCCGTGGCGGTGGCACCAACAATTTCGTGGCGCGGCGGTCGAGTGCTGGCGCCTGGACCGTCGAGCTGAGCAGCCTCGTGGACGCGGCCGAGAACACGCGCGCCGAGCTGGGGTTTTTCTGATGCCGTTCTATCTGATTCACGCGGGGACGGCGATCCAGAAGGTTGCGACGACCGGCAGCCTGGCGTCGCTCGTGCTGCCTGCGGGCGTGACCGTGACGAACACGCGGCGGGCGCGCTTCGCCATCCTCGGGCGCCGCATCCTCGTCACGAACGCGGTCTCCGAGAACGTGGTCATTGAAGCGGCCGACCTGTCGGTGTCGCTGCTCAACATCGAGCCGGGACCAGGCGCGACGATGACGGCGACGGCCGGTGCGGCGGGGACGCCGAGCGGCACGTACCGCTACGTGGTGACGTTCGCCATCATGTCCGGCGCTACGGTGATGACCGAGAGCGATTTCTCGGCTGTGACCGGGCCGATCGAAGTCACCGACCAGATCATCAACCTGGCGTCGATCCCGACGTCTGGCGACCCGGGCGTCAACGCGCGGCGCATCTACCGCACCACCGACAGCGGCGCCGACTACTACCTCGTCACGACGATCGCGGACAACGTGACGACCAGCTACGCGGACAACGCGTCCGATTTCGACCTGGCGCTGCTCCCCGTCGTGGACGATCTGGGATCGCCCCCGGGCGTGGACGGCACCGACCGGCTCAAGGTCATCATCGCGTGGAAGGACCGCGTATGGGGCGCGGGCGTCGAAGAGCCGGACAAGCTGCGGTTTTCGGGCCAGAACAAGATTTACGGCTGGAACGCAGCGAGCTTCCTGAACATCAAGCCGGTAGGCCAGGACGTCGAGGGCATCACGGCGTTCGCGGCCAGGCGCGACGAGCTGGGCGTATTCAAGCGCTTCTCGCTCTGGAAAGTGCTGGGGATTGACGAGAGCGATTTCAGGGTCATCCAGGTTGCGGAGAACATCGGCTGCATTGCGCCGGACAGCGTGGTCATCATCCGCGACGTCGCCTACTTCCTGGCGGCCGATGGGGTCTACACCTGGAGCGGCGAAGGGGTGCAGCCCATCTCGCGCGACAAGGTGCATCCCTGGTTCAACAGCGACACGTACTTCAACCGCGCCGAATTCCCCAACGCGTTTGCGAAGTGGAACCCGCTGTACGACACCTATGAGCTGCATCTGCCTGCAGCTGGCGGAACGGACGTCAACCGCTGGGTGTCGTTCGACACGCGGCGCCGCATCTGGCTCGGCCCGCACAAGACGGGCGCGTTCACCACGACGTTCGCCGGGCTCATGGAGGACAGCGACAGCCTGCGCATTCCCCTGCAGGGCAGCAGCGCGGGATTCCTCTACGAGCAGAACCAGACGACGTTCACCGACGACGGCACGGCGATCGACCTGGACATCACCACCAAGTTCCACCACGGGAACGCGCCGGACATTCACCACTACTGGGGCGAGCTGGCGATCATCTCCAAGGTCGAGAGCGGCGGCACGCTGACGATCACGCCGACAGTCGGCGGGCTCGACGCGTCCGCTGGCGCGGCCATCTCCCACAACCTCACGCTCGGGCGCGAGCGCCTGCGGCGGCTCGGGACCGGCCGGTTCGCGCAGCTGCGGTTCCAGCAGGCCACCAACAGCCAGGGCGTTGAGATTTACGGCTACGAGATCCCGTTTCACGAGCTGGGGCGCCGCTGATGCCGGAGCTGACGTCATCGCCCAAGGCGAACACGATCACCTGGCCGTTCTCGCCCAAGACGGCTGAGGACATCGACTACAACTTCGACGTCCTGATGGACCTGTTCGGCCGCGTTATCGCGCGGATCAACAGCCTGGGCGGCGGCATCACGTCGATTCCCGTTCAGACCAGCAATCTGCTGCAGGCCAACATCCACCTGGACACGCGGACCAAGACGCGCGTGCTCGGGGATCTGATCCAGGCGATCGGTCCCTACTCCGCTGGTGAGCAGTGGTTCGAGGGCGAGAGCCTGGTGCCTGCGTTCACGGCGGACGACACGACCGGCGCTCGCTTCTGGTTCGAGGGGCAGAGCTTCGAGGGCATCTTCGCGGGCGCGTCGAGCACCGACGTGCTGTGGGACCGGCTGGCGATTGGCCCGGTCGGGATGTTCCTCAAGTCGAACGGCACGATCGCGGAATGGGCGCCGCTCGGTGACGTGGGGATCATCACGGCCAGCTCGCAGCCGTGCGCGAAGGCGTACAAGACCAGCAACGAGCTGATCACCGAAGGCGCGAACGCGGCCGATTTTTTTGGCGGGACGCGCGTCACGTTCCATACGACTGAATTCGACCAGGGCGGATTCTGGTCCTCGGGCTCGCCGTCCAGGCTGACGGTCCCGGCTGGGCAGGGCGGCAAATACATGGTCACGGCGCAGGCGTCCTGGCAGACGGCGACGACCGGCCGCCGCTGCGCCTGGATCTACAAGAACAACCGGCGACGCGCGATCACGGAAGTGCCTGGCGACGACGCTGGGGAGAACCTGTCGTTCTGCGTCAGCACGATGCTGCTGCTGGACCCGGGCGACTACATCGAGCTGTTCGTGCGCATCGACGCCACGGGCACTGACCTGTTCCTGCTGGGCGACACGTCCGACCTGAGCCTCACGCAGCTGCAGCTGGTGAAGGTGGCGTAATGGCGTACCGCATCGCCACGGCGGACGGGAATTGGACGACGGCGGCCACCTGGGGCACGGTGGATGCGACGTCCCTGCTCGACAGCGAAACGGCCAACACGGCTCTGACAACCTCGTACGTCGAATCCGCGACGTTCACGCCTGGCGCCATCACGATCGACGCAATCGCAGTCAAGGTCACGCAGCGTGCGGTCACAGCGACCGGCACGATGAGCGTGCGGCTCGCGCAGGCTGCCGCGACCGTGGCTGGAACGGAAGTCACGATCAACGTCTCGGACATCGTGAACGGCCAGGTCACGATCCAGGGCGCGAACGGGTGGATCCTGTTCAAGTTCGCCGCGCCCGTCCTGCTCCTGGCGGCGACGCTCTACACGGTGAGCGCCAAGACGAGCAGCGCGAGCCAGGTCAACCTGTACCGCGACGGGACGGCCGGTAACTGGGCGCGGATGCTGCGCACGACCACGACGGCGGCGCCAGCGGCGGGCGATTCGATGTTCGTCCTGGGCGAGTGGACGGCGGCGGCCACCAAGACGAACCGCGCCGTCACGATGGACGAAACCGCCTCGACCGATTACGGCGGCACGTCCACCACGCTCTCGTCGCTCGGCATCAGCGTGGGCGGCACGCTCGCCTACGGCACGGCGGCGGCCACCAACTACGTGCTGCGGCTGTCGGGCGTTCTGGACGTCTGGGCGGGCGGCACGCTCACGATCGGCACGAACCCCGCGACGGGCGGCACGTCGATGCCGCGCGACTCCACGGCGGTCCTCGAATTCGACTGCGCGGCGGATGGCGATTTCGGGTTCCGGCTCTGGGGCACGGCTGTGTTCCGCGCCTATGGCCTGTCGCGCACGCTGGGCAAGGACGTGGTGCAGTGCCTGCTCAACACCGATGAAGCGGCGGCGCAGACCGTCCTGGGTGTGGACACGGACACGGGCTGGCTCAATGGCGACACGATCGCTATCGCGTCCACGTCGCAGACCGCGACCGATGCCGAGACCGCGACGCTCAACGGGGCGGCTGGGGCGACGTCGATCACGGTGTCGGCCGGTATCGCGGCGTCGCACCTGGGCACGGCGGCCAATCTGACGCAGGCTGAGGTCATCCTGCTCACGCGCAACGTGATGGTGCGCTCGGTGTCGTCCACGTTCATGTCGTACGGCAAGTTCGACGGCTCGACGGCGAACGCGACGGGCGCAACGATCGAGTGGGCCTGGGTGGATTTCCGCTACCTGGGCTCGTCGGCGTCCACCAAGAACGGCGCGCTGCACGCGCTCTCGACGCCAGCCTCAGTCTCGGCGTCGTTCTGCAATTTCCGGGACGGCGAATCGAACGGCCTGATCTTCGCGGCGCACGCGAACGTGGTCACGGGCACGCTCACGGTGACGGACTGCACGTTCTACAACATCGGTGTCGGCAGCTCGAGCATCCACGCGATCAACATCTCGTCGTGTGCCAGCGCGTCTGTGACCTGCACGATCACGCGCTGCACGTGGATCGGGGATAACAACGCGTCGAGCACCTGGTCGTTCTTCAACATGGAGGACGCAACCAGCCCGTTCCTGGTGGATTCGTGCCGGATGTCCAGCGGGAGCGGGACGGGCATCACGATCTCGGGGTCGTCTGACTACTCGATCTCGAAGCGGATCACCGGCTGCAACATCCACTGCCTCGGTCGCGGGATCACGCTCTCCGCGAGCAGCGGCCTGCAGGGGGTCGTCATCGAGGACTGCACCCTGTGGCGTAACCCCACGGCGGGAACCGGCGTCGGCGCGATTTCGTGCAGCTCGCCCGTGTTCGACCTGCTCGTGGAGGATTGCGTGTTTTTCGGCAACGGCGCGCTCGGCGCGAGCTTCGCGGCGTCGTCGCCTGTGGTCGGTGCCGTGTTCCGCAACTGCTCGTTCTCCGGGGACACGACATTCGGCTGCGCGCGGGGCATGAGCTTCACGCAGAGCCAGTGCCTCTATCGCGCTCGATTCGAGAATTGCACGTTCGGCGTGGTGACAGGCATCCGCGTGGCGCACACGACGGCGTCGATCGGTTCGTCTGGTGCGCTCACGAACTGCACGATCGAACTGACGCTGGTCAACACCAACCTCGCGGACGCGACCGAGTTTGAAACGAACATGACGGTCGGGGCGCTCGGGCGCTCGTTCGCCGTGCGGCAGCGGAAGGACCAGACGACCAACACGCACGAAAAACTCTATTGGCGCCTGGGCACGGTGGCGTACGACACGGTGACGTTCCGTACGGCCTCGCCGTCCGAGAAGATGACGCCGACGTTCGGCACGTCCACGCTGTTCAAGCTGCGCGGCTCGCCCAAGCGCGTTCCCGTCATCAGCGGCCGGGCGGTCACGGTGAGCTGCTACGTGCGCAAGGACGGCAGCTACAACGGCGGCCAGCCGCGCCTGATCCTGCTCGCCAATCCGGCGCTGGGCGTCGATGACGACCTGGTGCTCAAGACGATGACCGGGGGCTCGGGCGCCTGGGAGCAGCTGACCGGGACGCAGACGCCGGTCGCGGAAGAGGACGGCGTGGTCGAGGTGGTCGTGGAGTGCGACGGCACGGCGGGCAACCTGTACGTGGACGACTGGTCGGCGTCGTCCGCATAGACGAGCTTAACGCGCGGTTGGAGCGGTGCTACACGGGAACACGCTATGCCAGGAATGACGCTCGGAACCCCGGCGACCGGACTGAACAAAGCGAAGCTGACCGCTGGGCAGGCGTACGGTGGCAGCACGGGCGGCATGAAGGTGGGCGGTGTGCCGACGTTCGGCGGCCAGCAGCAGCAGGCGCCGTCGAACCCGCTGCCGACGAACCCGACTGCGGTGAACAACCCTTACGGCGGCGGGACGCAGTACACGGACCAGATGGGCCGCGTCACCACGCACACGGGCGGTGGGACCGCTGCGCGATCGGGGATCGATCCGACGACCGGCATGTGGTCTACCAACCTGAGTCCTGGCGGCTCCACGATGATCGAGGATCCCGACCAGATCCGGCGCTCGCGTGACCTGTCCGACTACCAGCAGAAGCTGATGATGGACGAGGAATACGCGCGCCGTGCCGGGCTGCGCGAGGGCGGCGGTGGTGGTGGCGGCGGTGGTGGCGGTGGCGGCGGTAGCGATCCTGGTGACGGTCTCAGCAAAGACGACATCATGGATCTGCTCAACAAGCTGCGCGGCGATCCCGTGCCGCGCGAACCGGCACCGACTGCACCAACAGACGTCGCGGCGCCGGAACCGGCCGCGAAGAGTGCGGCGGCCTCGCAGGGATTCGCTCGCGCGAAGGACGCATCCGGCCGCATCGCCAACCAGGCGCTCGCCGCGCTGCGCTCGCAGATGGTCTCGCGCGGGATCGAGGGCTCAGGGATTGAAGGCCAGCTCACTGGCAACATCCTGGGCGAGACCGCGCGTGGCGTGGCGGACGCGAAATTCCAGCAGGAGCGCGCGGCTGAGGACCAGGCGTGGGAAGGCAAGAAGCTCGGCTACCAGGGCGGCATCACGCAGAACGCGAACCGCATGGGGTTCGACACGAACATCTACAACACGGGCGTGAACCAGCGCGAGCAGGATCTGCAGCGCACGAACATGCTCTCGCTCGCGCCCACGATCCTCTCGATGCTCAAGGGCGCGCGGTACTGAGATGGCCGACGACGCGTTCATGGCGCTCGTGCGCGACGTCGCGCGCCGGACTGGCGGCCAGGCGAAGGAGCCGAAGCCTGAGCTGCGCTTCGATGACAGCGTGGACGTCACGGGGGATTACCGCGACAACCTGTTCACGCAGGAGATGTACAAGCAGCCCGAGATGCGCAAGGCGTATCTGGGCAGCGCCGATGAACCGCCGCTGGGGGTTGTATTCGAGCCGCGCTCGATGCGCTCGGTGCCGGACCCGAAGTACCCGGCGATGATGCGCGCGTTCGAGCGCCTGCGCACGAAGTACCCGTACGCGGCGCGGAACGTCGATCGCACGGTCGGGGACGACAAGATGCTCGGCACCACTCAATTCGCTGAGGTAAACGTCCACGTGCCGCGCACCATCCGGTTCAACCCGATGCTGGAGCAGCTCAGCGAACAGGAACAGGACGAGACGCTCGAACACGAGCTGACGCACGTCGGCCAGAACGCGAACACGTACGGGCGGAAGCCGAAATCCGTGAACG